TGCAGATGCCCAAGGGCACGCTGACGCATAAGTTGAACCCGACCAACTTCACCCACCACCTGACAGTGCGCGAGGCCCTGCTGATGCAGCGGGCCACGGGCAGCACGGTGCTGCTGGAGGCAGAGGCCGGCTTTTTGGGGCAGGTGTGCCAGCCGCTGGTGCGCCGCCTGGATGTGCTGCCGCCGTCCGAAGCCCTGACCGCCCTGGCCATGGCCTTTGCCCAGTATCTGCAGGCGTTGGCCGAGCCCATTCACCGCGCTGCGGCCGAGGGTGCGGGGCCTTTGGAGGCGGTGAGCCAGGCCGAAGAGAACCGCGCGAACTTTCACGCCATTGGCCTGCAGGAGGCGATTGCCGATTGCCAGGCCAGCATGCGTGCGCTGCGCCGTGCGGCCCCTGTGATGAATGGAGGTGCGCGCCATGGCTGATATGGGCTTGAAGATCAAGGTGGATGGGCTGCGCCAGGTGCAGGGTGGTTTGCGGCAGCTGTCTGCAGGTGGTGTGCGCACGGCGACAGCCAAGGCGCTGAACGATGTGGCGTTTGCTGCCCAGGTTGCCATGCGCCAAGAACTGCGTACTGTGTTTGACCGGCCCACCACCTTTATTGCCAACAGTCCCAAGGTAGCCAAGGCCACGCGCGACAAGCTGATGGCCGTGGTGGCACCCACGGCCGGCCGTGCAGACCGCTTGCCCACGATTGGCGGCAAGACCGGGGTGGACCCACAGCATGTGCTGCAGGCCCAAGAGTTTGGCGGGCGCCGCGCTGACAAGCGCAGCGAAGTGCGCCTGCGCCGAATTGGCGTGCTGCCGGCTGGGTTTCAGGTGGTGATTCCGGCTAATCCGTTCCCCGGCAGCGAGGATGGCCACGGCAATCTGAAGGCCGGGTTTGTGGTGCAGGTGCTGTCATACCTGCAGGCGTTTGGCGATGCGGGCTTCCGCGCCAACATGACCGACCGGCGCAAGGCCGTCATCCACAAGCGCGGCGGCGCAAAGCTGAAGACGGGCGGGCCATACCTGGGGCGCCGTTACTTCGTGAGCTATGGCAAGCACCGTGGCGCACCACGCATGACGGCCAAGGGTGAGTTGGACCAGCGCACGGGCCACCTGGCACCGGGCGTCTGGGCCGTGGTGGGCCGCACTGGCGTGGATGTGCGGCCCGTGATGCTGTTTGTGCGCCGTGGCAATTACCGGCCACGGCTGAGCATGCAGCGGCTGGTGCAGTCCCTGAATGTGAGGGAACTGTTGGACCGCCGGATTCGATATCGGACGTATGAGGCCCTGGAGGCAGCAGGGCTGCGCTGAGCTGCCCTCATTTCAATAGCAGGAGAGGACTATGCAACAGCACAGCACCAACATGACCGGGCGCGATACCAGCGCCGAAGCCTTTGCCGCCTTGGGCAATGAGACGCGCCGCCGCCTGAGCGAGCGCCTGTATGAATCGCTGCGCCATGCCCACCAGCACGGCGTGCGCGACATGAGCCGCCGCGAGCTGCGGGACTATCACAACGAGCACACCGGCGAGTGGCTGGAGTTGTGCAGCGTGGCCAGCACGGTGAATGCCTTGCTTGCTGCCGGCCGCTTTGAGCAGGGCGCAGCGCGGCGCTGCAGCACATCGCCCCGACAGCGTGATGTGGTGCCTGTGAAGTGCAAGGCGCAGCAGCAGCGCATCGCCTGATATCAGTAGGGCCTAGGGCAATGAATCACTACCCGCACCATATTGGTGACTTCAACAATGCGACCCGGCATTTAACGTTCGTTGAACGGGCGTTGTACCGGGAACTGCTGGATTTGTATTACGACACCGAGCAGCCGTTGAACCCGGACTTTGACAAGCTGGCGCGCCGCGTGCTGGCTACGACTGATGAGCTGCGCGCTGTGCTGCAAGGGCTGCTGGAAGAGTTCTTCACCCTGCAGGATGACGGCTGGCATAACGCACGCTGTGATATCGAACTGACCGCGTACCTGAAAAAACAGGAGCAGCAATCGCTTGCAGGTAAAGCGTCTGCAGCCAAACGCAAGGGCAGCAAGAAGCCTGCGCCACCTCTAGCAGGTGGTGCTGCTGGTGGTCAACCGGGCCAAGTGGGTGCTGGTGAGCCCGGTGCAACGGACGTTGAACGGTCGTTGAACGTCCGTACCACCAACCAGAACCAGAACCAGAACCATATTGATGATGAAGAGAAGGCGCGCACGGATGCCGTTGTGCCTGCTCGTGAAGCCGAATGGGCGACGGTGTTTGAAGAGTTTGGCGTGCAGGTCGACCACACCAGCATCCATGACCGCAAGAAGTTCTGGCCGCTGGCCAACAGCTGGTGCAGCAGCCGCGTGACGGTGGGGCAGATGCGGCTGGCTGTGGCCCGTGCCCGCTCCGAGGCGCGCGAGCCGATTGCATACCTGCCGTCCTACGTCGATCGGGTGCTGGCGACTGCCTCGGCACCGGTCAAGCCTCGTCCTGGCCGTAGTGAGCCACCCATCAAAACCCTCCACCAAGGCATAGGAGTGCATGCGCTGTGATGAATGAAATGAATCGCCAACCCGGTAGCCGCTCACTGTCTGCAGCCATCCAGTCGGGTGTGCATCGTCCTCCGCTGGTGAAGCAGACTGAATGCGAGAGGCATGGCCCCTTCCAGTCGCTGTGCCATCTGGGCGACATCTGGCTGGGTTGCCCAGCATGCGCGGCTGCAGAGCGTGAGGCTGAGAGGCAGCGTGATGAGCAGCAGCGCCGCGCGGTGAGGGTGCAGGAGTGGGAGGCCAGGATGGGGCGCGCCGGCATTCCTGAGCGCTTCCGTGATCGCACGTTGGAAACGTACGAGGTGAGCCATGAGGGCCAGCAGATGGCGTTGGACTTTGCCAAGGCTTACGCCGATGACTTTGCCCGGGTTCGCAAGACAGGGCGCAGCGCGATCTTCATGGGCAACTTTGGCACGGGCAAGACGCACCTGGCCGTGGGCATTGGTCTGCAGGTGATGCGCGAGCACAAGGCCAGCGTGCTGTTTGCGACGGCTGGCCGCATGGTGCGCATGGTCAAGGACAGCTGGGCCCGCAACTCGGGCGTGACCGAGAGCGATGTCGTTGCGCAGATGGTGTTCCCAGATCTGCTGATCGTGGACGAGGTCGGCGTGCAGCAGGGCACGGAGTTCGAGCGCAATGTGATGTTTGACGTTCTCAATGATCGCTATGAGCAGCGCAAGCCTTCGCTGCTGTTGACCAACCACTCGGTCGAGGACCTGAGCAGCAAGTACCTGGGCGAGCGCGTGGTGGATCGCCTGCGCGAAGACGGCGGCGCGGTCCTCAAGTTCTCCTGGGGCAGCGGTCGCCGCGACATCGGAGGGCTGGCGGCATGAGGGCGGTGGTGCTCAAAAAAGAGGCGATGCTCAAAAATGAGGCAGGTCGTGGGTCCTCCTGGGGTCCTTCCGGAGCGGGTAATTCGAGCCGCACCTTTCCAGTATTTGGCAGTGTTGCTAGGGGGGTTAAGTGAAGGCAGTCATTGGACTTGATGCTCCTATTTCGCAAGCAGATTTTGCGGAAATGGTCGGCATCAGCGAGGCCCGCGTGAGCCAGCTGATGTCTGAAAGCGTGATGACCCGTGGTGACACCGGTCATGAATGGCTGCTCGCCTACTGCGAACGTCTGCGCGACCAGGCCGCAGGCCGGCTGGGTTCCGAGCTGGGCGGCCTGGACCTGACGCAGGAGCGCGCCGCCCTGGCCCGCGAGCAACGCGAAGGCCAGTCCATCAAGAACGCGGTCGCCCGCAAGGAATACGCGCCGGTCGGCCTGTTGGCCGATGTGCTCGGCATGGTGTCCAGTGCCGTTGTCGATCGTTTCGACCAGCTGGAGCCGATGCTTGCGAAGGCGTGTCCGGACCTCCCCGAGGAGGCCAAGACGGCTGTGCTCAAGGTGATTGCCGGCGCTCGCAATCAATGGATACGCGGCACCGACAGTCTGGTGACTGAAAGCCTGGACGAGATGCTTGCAGAAGATGGGCAAGCGCCGGAATCTGATATCAGCGATGAGGGAGAGGAGGATTGACCACGATGGGAAAGCTGCTGAATGCAGATACAGCCGAGGCCATCAAGGCGGCAGTGCGCCTGGGTATGGAGAGCCTGCGCGCTGAAACGCCCCAGCGTTTGGGCGACTGGGCACGGACCGAATTCAAACTGGCTGGTGAAAGCAGTCATCAGAAGGGTGATTGGGAGGCCTGGGCCTTCCAAGTGGGCATTCTGGACTTCATGAGTGATGACCGCATTGTTGAGCTCGATGTGGTCAAGGCAAAACGTGTCGGGTATACGAAGATGATCACCGCCTTCGTTTGCTACAACATCGCCCACAGGCGTCGCAAGCAGGCGCTGTGGCAGCCAACTGATGACGACCGGGATAACTACGTCAAGACGGAAATCGATCCGCTGCTTGACCCGGTGACAGGCGTAACGGCCATCAACAAGGCGCGCAAGCGGGGCAAGGGCACCTCAGAGGAGACCATCAAGTTCAAACCGTTTCGGGACAGCGTGCTGCATCTGTTGGGTGGCAAGGCGGCGCGGGCGTATCGACGCATCACCGTGGCAGTGGTCATCCTTGATGAGATCTCCAAGTTTGATCGAAGCATCGAGAAGGCCGGCCCACCCCGTGGCCTGGCGCGCGGTCGCCTGGAGGGTGCCGCCTATCCCAAGCTGATCTGTGGCTCCACGCCACTCCTCAAGGGCATGTGCCACATCGAGGACGCAGTGGAGGAGGCCGAGGGTCTGGTGCGCTTTCACATCGAGTGCCCGAGGTGCGATGCTGAGCACCCTTTGATGTGGGGTGGCAAGGATAGGCGCTATGGCTTCAAGTGGG